CAACCGTTGGCCAAAGCTTTAAACTTTAGGCCGCTCCCAAGAAAATGCCTCTCCTATTTAAAGGGGTATCTTCGCTGGGGGATCTTAATCCAGCGTCCGCGCTTCCTGTACGGAAGGCAGCCGCGATACGGTTGGTCACCTGACACGGTAAGCCCTAACCACCTAGATGCATAGACTGCAGCATCCAAGGATGGGTATTTATCGGGCTGAAAGGAGTACCCAGTAAACCGGGCTATTCCATTCGCGTCGAGTGGCCAATTCGGGACTTTGATCCCACATGAATCATCAACGAAAGGAGGGACAATAGGTACTGCAGTTCGACTACACTTCTCGGCCGCTTCAATCAAGAAGCGGTCAATCGTGCAGCTATAGACCAGGTAACCACAATCAGCTAGCCGTTGACACCACGCGATATAACGATTCCGCACTATACAGGCGTCCCAAGGTTTCAAGGAACGACTTTCAGTGCGAATGTACATCGGAGTGATGTCACAGCCATGGAGATAGTGGCCGCCACAACTTTCACGGAATCCCCCATCAACGAAAGTCTTTTCTTCGTTTGTAAGGAATCCGAGTTCGGTCATGACGCGCAGAAAAGATGCGTAGCAGCTACAGGGTATAATGATATCATCCCCGTAACAACTAACAGCAAAACTGCTGACACCATTCAGCTCAGTCACCGATTGTGCAAGCGTCAAGAATATGAGTGTTTCAAGTGGGAACGTAAAACCGTTTCCCATTCCTGAAAACTTCTCATACTCATAAAGCTGGCCATCTAGTGTATACCTTTGCATCCTGATTGTATCCAGGAACTCAAACCACTCTGGAGGTATTAGAAGCCGAACTAATTCCGTACATATACTATCCGACGCTGACGAGAGGTCAACAGTTGCGTGAGTTTGCATAATGCTACTATAACGTGCAAACTCGCGATGCTGTCCTTCGAGGCGGCTTATGTCGAAACCAGCCCTTCTGAGCTTACGTTCTATCATCACTCCAATGCCGAGCTGTAAAACGATATTCGTGCTCGGCGTAATGCTTATGGAACGATGCGTGGAACGAGTCTTGGACACAAATGTAATCTCATCGCAGTCCTCAAACTTCAACAGAGGACTAGACGGACCATCATCGTAGGACAAAGAACCGTCCTTAGAAATGTGCCCTGAAAGCCGCATCCAGTAATTACCGGAAAGTCGCGCGGCGCGACGGGAGCAAGAAGGCTGTCCTTCGGACAGCTTCACATCGACCCCGAGACGATCACCTCTAATTGAGGTTGTTACGCCCGGGCCGTGGTAGCACGACTGCGAATGCTCGGCATAGTCAAAATCGCCAAGGATTCGTTCGATTTTTCTACGAGCGGTATGGAGTACCGACTCGCATTCCGCACTAAGCGGAAGTCGATCGAACCTCAAACGATTATTCGTCTGCTTGCATCGCAATTCACTGTCCTGGAAAGAACGGACAGCTTTCAAACGCTTGGATTCCTCCTCGCCAAGTACTGGGCATTTCCGCATTAGCGAATAGCTCGCGTACCATAGAGCAGACATCTTCACGCTCGACGCGCAAGTGAGGACTCCCTTAACATAAGGAGATTCACTAAAACTACTGTAACCGTACTCAGAGGCCCAGAGGGCACCGAGTTCCTCCAGAAAGCTTACTGTCTCAGACATGGAAGCCTCCTTTTGGTCAGGAAAGACGATTACGATCTTTATAAAGGCCCTTCAACGTGCTGTCGTTTGACAGCATGTAGACGACCTGTTCGACTACCTCAAGAATCGAGGCGTCGGCCATAAGATCGGACCGATCGATACGAACAGTGATTGTTGTATAATCAGCCACAGCAGCGACGGCTGTATATCCGTCCACGTCACCTGAGCTGGCAATTGCCTTCATAATAGGTGCGCGAACTCGATACTCAGCGACAAAACCGCGTACTTTCCCATTACGGACTCGACCTGACGCTGTCAGCACAACATCGCTGGCAGGACTGGTAGAGTCTTTGATGAGATGATACTCGGCGTTGCCTTTATCGTCAATACCACGTGCGGAGTAAGTCGAAACTGAAGTCGAACCAGTTACGGTCAGACTTGACTTACTAGATACATCGGCTTGTTGTGCCATTTCGGACTCCAAAAGAGTTAAATTAGAAAAGGAGCTAAATCAGCTTCCTCAACAGTGAAGCGGCCGTTAACAGCCTGGTACCACCAAGGCTGAGCCCGACCTTAGGGTAGAACGGGTTGATTACCGGAACATCGCAAAGTTCGCGAGTAACATGCGTATAAGCTTCACGCGCATGATAGTTCCAGTAAGCTTCCACGTCGACCCCGTTGGTATAGGATCCCCTAGACGTATACATATTGTCACGTCTGGCGAATGTTGTCTCAAAGCATTGACCAAAATCTACGCCGATTCCAAGGGATTTCTCTAAAGAATTGAGAAAACTACCGAAATCGACGACCCAGTCGACCACAAAGCTCAAGTGTGAAAGTTCCCACACAAGAGACAAAGGATTAACTGGTGAGAAATGCTCGACTAGTAAATCAGCCGGGCTAGACACAGTCATGAGACAACAGAAACGCTTCGCACAGCGTAAATCACTATTTAATTTAACGTGATTAACGCCGGGTTCGTACATATGGTAGGCATACTCGTCAGTAGTTCGACTTCTTGACGAGCCCTTGCCGACGACGTATCGTGGCGAAAAACTAGGCCACGGGGTGCGAGCCGCATCATACAGGCTCTGAATTGGAACTTGAAGGCCATACTTGTACGCCAACCAGGCGTTCGCAGCAGCTCGAGAGCCACGACGAACGCCGGTTAACGAACGAGCAAGCCCTCGCATTCCGGCACCTAATGCAGAGACAGGTCGAGCGATACCCGAAATAACAGGGTGAAGCTCGTGAGCCTCTGCAGCATCGGAAGCAAGTTGACTACCAGCACTATATGCATCTGCATAGAAAGCCTCAATTGCCTTGTTTCTGGCAATGCCTAAGTGATAGGGGCTATATTCATCTTCGCCCCAATACACGGTAGACCCAAACCAAGGGTCTAATAGGTGGTAGAATCTACTCGAGTGACCGTTCAGGTCACCTTGTATAAATTCTCCGCGGCAATGGTCCTTCAGGACCTTACGATATGATCCTAACGTGGGCGATTTGTAATCACCGTGACCCATTCCAGACACGCTAAAATTATGCGTAAACGCAGTGGCCGAAGTGGCCGTTGGCGCGTGGATATGATCATCGTGATACATAAACCCTGTCTGAATCTTATCGTAATTCTGCATAGCATACATCCTCCGGGAGACAGTGTCCAAGGACACTAAG